CAGTAAGTTGACAGTCCGATTGAAAAACTGGTTACGACTCTCCACGAGTCCTAGAAGAATATCTGCAAAGGTATCGTCCATCTTACGTATACGACCGAGCTAAGATGAAAACCCTATTCCAGTTCTAGAAGATTGGTGGAAGATGATTTCTCCTTGATTTGTAGACCTGCCTTTCCAGGAATCGCATAATAATTATAGATTCCATCAATAGATTTAGAGAACATATCGGTCAGCTTGCCAATATCGTCTGGCTCCAAGTCCATTGTCGTAGAAACATTCAGCTTCAACTTGTCTCCAATTCGGCTAACTCTTATGATTTGAGGCGAAACGTTCGTGTCTGTGACATACACGAAATCGTCCTTAATACCTGTTGTGAAATCAGTCCATTTCTCGTTGAGCTTTTTTGCCTCGTCCTTCTCTGCTTTCATCTTGAACGCAAACCGGAATCTCGGAGACTGAAAAATGGTCTGGACGCAAGGAACGCCCCGATCGTTTTTCAGTTGACTTGTTGTGGTGGAATAACTGCTTCCCATATTATTTATGTCTCGTGTCCAACCTTAAAGTAGAAGAACGAGGAGAAGGATCCCTGTGATCATAGCAGTTGCAGATGCGGGCATTGCCCAAGATGTTCGGCTGTTTCTCATTTTGATGAATAACACCTGGATTGCGTAAACTCTTAAATTCGTTTTCGACGATTCATATTACCGCCGCATAAACTTGTCCATAGGGCCTGTCTTGTGCTTCTTCAAATACTGAGCCCCCAGAAACATAATAGTATCCAGCTCCTTCTCCTTTTTCTCCAAAACTTTCAGCGTAGCTTCCTCTTCGTCCATTCCATCGTCTAGAAATGCGTGATACATTGCCTTGTAATTGGTCTGCTGACTAGGATGATACCCGTCCAGTTTCTCCAACGCTAGAGCAAACATTTGTGCCACTGGATTTTTGATTTGGTTTGTCACATAAAACTCCGCATCTGGCGTAAGGTTATGTTTCCTGACATAATCCAGGTGTTCAATCTTATCCCCCTGCTTCTTTTCTGTTTTTCGCTCCATCACAAACATATAAGGGATTCTGTCTCCGACTTGAGGAGCACTTCCAGGATCTCTTGCTATCATTCTCTTTGCCAACATAACGTGTGGCATTTGATCTGGAATCTTGTAGTTGTCACCAAGTTGTTTCGTTAGAATGAACTTATTCAAAGGCATCTTGTTCTGCATGACTTGGACCAGAATATCCTGCACGAACTTCTGGGCTTTCCGAATATCTCTGTCTTCCATCAGGATATCCAGAGCGCCTCCGAACACATCTTTCACGATAGGGGCACTATCGCGTCTTTTTAGTGCGATACCCATTTCCTTTCGCTTACATTTCTTCACGTCGTCTTCATACATCATACCGACATATCGCTTACGACAGAACATAATGAAGGGCAGAAACGTCTTCTCATACTCAATCTTATGTGCCTTTCTTCCAGATGCCGTGATTGCTGCCGCAGCCTCCTTCGCAATATCCATTGACTCTTGCAAATCCTTCGTTGGAAACTTGATGAAGATGGAATCCGTGTTATGGACAATCATTTGTCCAACTCCAGCTTGGAAGTGATGGGACGATGTTGTCAGGTCGTACACAAACCCTGAATATGGAATTTCGTGCATTTTCTTGATTTTACACGCAGGACGTCGCTGGGACCCCGTTGTACACGTTATCCTACATATATCTGGCTTATCTGTTCGAGTGTTTATAGAGACAGAATATCCCAGTCTGGAAGCTAGAAGTGAGATTTGTGCACACGTGATTTGATTTTTCTGGTCGATGCGTACGTATCCATTCGTGTCCTTGTCACCGTCGGAGTCATAGAGTCCGTCCCAGAATGCCTTTTTGACCTCAAGAGTCCCATTAAGAATCCAGTCTGGGATGTTCTTGCGATTACCGACATAATACATTTCTCTAAATTTGTGAATGAACTTGATCAAACTTCCATATGATTTGGACATAACTGTGAGTTTGTAAACACCTGATGAAACCAATGTTGGATTGATTATCCATCCGAACTCGGGGTATACTTTTTTGCACATCTTCTTGTATGTCTCCAACAGGTCTAGGTTTGCGTTGTTGAGCGCCCAAGATGCCTTTTTGCCACTATGACAATCATACACGCCGCAACTTCCGTCCCCCACAAAGAATCCTGCTATCCGTGCCATAACATCGCATCCCATAAACGTCGCAGTCTGGGCAGGATACGACGCATGAAGAAGTGCATCTCCGACCTTCAAGTACTTTGATGAAACTTCCGTTCCATCAGGCTTCAATAACGAATGATCATCTGTAACATCTACGAGACCAGTATGTGTGAGAACCCTTACCATCTTCTTGTGAGAAGCAAGCTTGTGTCGAATAATGCGCTCTACTGGAGTCCATCCATTCTCAGTCCAACTCTTGATGTTTTCAAGCTCACAGTATTCCTTGTCCGAATCAGAACACGTTTTCCACTCACCGAGGTTGCCAAGATCCTCAATGCCCTTGATTGTCACGATGCCATTCATATCGATAAGGACGGGCGTGTAGGACGCCACACTGTCACCATAAATCACCTCGCCTCCAAACTGCTCTTCCACAATCTTTTTCGCATCGTAAATCTTCTGACGACCAACGGCTGTGGTACACGCTGCAACCTCCAGACGCCGAATAGGCGATGTCTTTGAACCACATTGACCATACACTGAGTTCGCAACGACTTTATAAGCTAACTGAAGCCCATTCAGTACCGACTTCTGTGCGTCATCCTCCGTCGCTTCCATCATCTTCCTCGTTTCCTTTCGTTTCTTCAGCAACAAATCCAACGTCAGAGGCAGAAGACCTATTGTCAATGGATTATCGTTCGGCTGTGCGAATCCACAATATACGCGTCCTGCTTCTTTTCCATCTGCGTCCTTGATATCATACATCACATCATCCACTTTGAATCCGTCGGCATTTCCATATTTATCGTGTCTCGTTGTCTTTCCCATCGCATTGACTTCTTTCACATATACCAGCGTGTCTGGCGATAGATTGTATGCAATCATATTGGACGGATACAGTGAATTGAAATCCAAAACAGGAATCGGCTGGTCAAGATACATCCCAATCTTGGGAGGCAATACAATCGCACCTTCGTATCCAGTATCGCTATCATCGTTTTCCTGCGTCATAATGATTTGGTTACGTTTAGAAGCATTGTAAACGACTGCCGAATAAATCTTGATTCCTTGTCCTCGCAAGAAGATGTATTGAATAGGAACACGGCATACATCCGCCATACCACGAGCGTTCACAAGAGTATCTAGTTTTGCCATCAAAGTAAGCACCAAATCGCAATCCTGAATACAGTATTTCGCAATATTCGCTCGGTCGTCCGCAGACCCTTTGTGTGACGCAAATATATCGTGATGGTCTACATCGTCCTTTGCGAAAGACCATTCCAGTTTCTTAATGTCTACGCCTTCAAACGAATCGGCTGTTTCAATCACGAATGTGTTCTTGGTCAGTTCCACAACTGGGAACTTAAATCCATCTTTATACGGATTTCTCGTGTTTGTGACAACATCCAGTCGAACCAAGTTTCCTACAAACAAGCCACGTGTAGATTTCGTGTGTAGTTGGACTCGCGTATCATTCAGTCGCTCGAACTTCACGACCTTATCTCTCAAGAACGTGGACGCGATATTGTCGAGCTTATACGAATCCAGATTCTGTTCGCGACGCATACTCAAATACAAATCAAGCCCCAAGCGTCCAGGCATATCAATGTACCGCACCGCAAACTTTCCACTCGCAAGCTCAAATGTCTTCTTCTCCGTCTTCACTCTTTGCTTGTTGGTCTCATCGCCCCATTGCCTTGACTGAATGCGTCCAAACTGGAGGTCAATATTGAGACGCTGAGCCCGTTCCGCGATATAAGCATCATCAAACCCAAACGTATTGTATCCACAAAGAATATCAGGGTTCTCGTCCAGAATACACGTTTGAAACTTGATGAGTAGGTCTTTCTCGGTCTTACATCCAATGAATGTAACAGATGGGTCGGTGGAAGGAGTTACAGTCCCAACAACGAACACATACCTTGCTACGGTTTCCAATAAGGCATCGCTCCATCGAAAACTAATACCGATTTGTGTGATTTCGTCTTTTGGATTGGAAGATACTGGAAACTGTCCTGAATCAGAATACACTTCCAAATCATAAGAGCCTACAAGAAGCGGAATATTAATATTGGAATACGGCGTTACTTCATTACAATCTGCCTCATATGCGACATCCACATTACATCCTTCAAGAAGTTCGCATACATTCTCTGGAAATGTGATTGGAGACGCAGGGGAAATATCTCGTTCATGAAAGAGTCGAATGAATGGAGGCAGATTGGATTCGTAAATATCTTCAAGTTCAATGTCGCGACTCTTGATTTTCATTCCGCCTTTCAAAGTCTTTGTTGCCACTTTAAACATCCATAACGCAGGACACGAAATCTTCCATACTTTTACAGGGTTAAGACCCGCGAATCCTCGCATAGCATCCAACTTAAGTTCAGGCGTAACTTTCAGTCCACCCATTCTCTTTCCAGACACACGCTCAACTGCGGAAACAATATCTCCTCCAGTTTCTCCATCCACAGCCTTCAAATAGAAATAGGGCTGAAATCCTTTTATACGAAGAGTTGCGATATCGCCGTTATTTGTCCTTCCAAACACGTCCACGACATACTTGAAATTGGAGTCGCTTTCGATCCAATCACAAGGCTGTAGGTATACTGACATTATAGTGCCTTTACTTTCATTGTAAAAACGGCATTCGTTTTCAATAAGAAATTCTAGATGGTTTGTAAAGATGTCCTACTTCAACGCAGGAACGCGAGCCGGATACCCCACACCTCCTTTAAACTTTCCATCTCAATCGGAGCAGCAATCTGGATGTGGAGGAATGAGTATTTTTGATTCAGCAGCCGAGTACATGGGGCTTGTTCCCAAGGGAAATATGGGCAATGCTCCAGAGGAAGGTTGTGCCGTTGATATCCAAAATAGATTGATGTGGGGTGACCCCAATACTCAGAAGCCAAAGGAACACCAACAGTTATTCCCTCGTCCGTGGGCAACGACGCCGTTTCTCGCAATGGGAAGCATAGAAGACGTTCCCGCGCAGTCAACGGTTCTATTTGGACACTCTACTGCTAATCGGAAGAGTGTTCAGACCGTAACTGATAAACAATTTCCGGTATTTGAGCCTCTTCTTCAATCAAAGGAAGCCGACATTCCTGCAAATAATTATTTTGTGGAACCGTTTCTTCGCGGTGGACTGGCGTCTCGTCTGCTGACAAAGGAGAGAGTGGATTTGAAGCATTAGTTAGATTACGTTCCATTTCACAATCAAATGCCCTCATAGTTTTACGAATGCTTTCAACTTCCTCTTCTTCTGGCGTAATATCGCTTCTCTTTTTCTTTTGAAATGGCGGAACAAACTTATCAGATTGACATAGAGGACGAGCAAGTACGAGGTCAACTGCCTCTACTACATCTTCCGTCTTTTCATACGCAGTTCTCGCATCTTCTTCCGAACATCCCGCAAGTGAACAAATCATCATAACTGGGTCTGTCATTTTTTATGTGTAGAAATGTAAATACTGTTAAGATGCGTTTTATTGATTTTCTTTGCCCTCCCGCTATGCTCTACCTCATCTTTGTGACGATTCAGGTGGCACTAGATGTTTCGCTGGGTCACTTAATGACCGCAGCTGTCAAGTCGGTCGGCGGTCTTGTCGGCGTTGTCGTCTTGGACGCTCTGTGTGGCATTGATCTTGGCATTGTGTCTTGGTTCTTGGTAGCCATCCCCTTCGTGGTCACTTCTCTTGCGACTGCCATCGCACTCGGACTCGACCTGGACCGCCGTGCTACCGTGAAGGTCAAGGAAACATTTGCTTCTTCGCCAGAGACCGTTTCTGAAACTCCGAAGGAACAAATGACAGAGAAGTTCACATTAGCCCCTGAAGCTCTAAGTTCTCCTGGCGGAAAACTCGTGAATGTCACAGAAGCTGTTGATTACCCATTTTCATCAAACGCCCCTTTCTAATCGCAAGATGCTTGGTTGTAGTGATTTCATTTATTGGGTATGTATATCCATTTTCAGCTGTAGACGCACGGTTGTGACTGCACTGTTTCAGGAAGATGAGCCTCGTAAGAAGTTTGAGATTGAGATACCAGACCCTCTGTTTCCGTGGGTATACATTGCCGCAATCATAGAAGATGATACCGAGGTCGATGTAACCAAACTTGTGGATGTTGTTGTACAGCCTGGCGAAGTTCTTACCCCTGAAAGACTCGCTGAGATTACTGGTGTCGCGAACGCAAAGCGATGGGAGTATTTGAGTGTTTCAACGTTTGAAGTCCAAACGATTTCATCCGAAGGTTTAGTAAATGAAGTCAAGTGGAAGGCTGACTAAATACTTAATATCCAACGCAAAAAACTACTTCGCAGAAGCAGAAGAGTTTGTTCACCTTACCGATAAGTTTTTAGTCCCAAGCTGGAACATTTGGTTTGAAATGATTTTAAGTCCGCTTTTGATGATTGTTATGTGTATAGCTACACGCTCGCCGCCAGATATTCTTTCAGCTGTGAGCGTATATAAGACATTTCAAATATGGACAGAGTGGTTTCATTACAAGGCAGTGAAGTCCAAGTTTATGGAATGGAAACAGATCGTGGACGCTACTGGTGGTCCATTCATTTCCACAAACGATAATAGATATATGGCATACGTGTATGCCGATGGAATGCAAAGACTTCATAATACAGCGTTCAGTCGCAAATCTCTCCGTCCATCTCGCCCCACATCACTTCCATAGAAGGTTCATATCCTTCTATAGATGCCGCATCATAATCGGCACCTACCAACTCCTGTGCGATGATGAATGTCGGATGTTCATCTTCTGGAATTTCATATCCATACTCCTCAATCAACAGAAGAATGTCCAGATAACTGGAATCCTCATCTGTCGCAATCCCAATGATTTCATAGTTATCTTTACGATTCCATCCTTGCTTCCGAACGAAAGCACGGACGGTATCGATTGAAACTCCATTAATAGCACGAATTGATTTCTTCGTGTGATTCACAAGATATTCCATTATATGTTGAGGATGTAGTTAGTACCCTCTAAAACTAGAGTCCGTTTTCCGGATTAGTTTACTTTGATGAAACTAGAGCCACCGCTTCCAGGCTGGGCGCCATGGTTATTGAATGAACCCATTGCGGACGTCCCACGCGTGCTTCCGACATCAACGTAATCTGCAACACCGCGAGAACCAGTGCCAACGTATCCAGCAGATGCCGTTTCAAACCGCGTACCGCCCTTGACGCGACGACGAGTAGACCGACGGCTCTTGCGACGACGACCACCGCGAGCATACTCTGGGGTCGTAACTTCAGGAGTAATTCCATACGAAGGCGCACCAGTTCCTACAGCTCCATTGAATCCATACGACGCACCACCCCGCTTCTTCATTGTCTTGCGTCCCTTGCGAGAACGCTTGTGGGATTTACGATGAGGCATTTACTTTGAGAACATAAATTTTACAGCCAGTTCCGGAAAACGGATATATAAACATAAGTAGTTATATCGTATCCCAAGACCAAAATGACTTCTCTCTTTACAACCACCCAACTGACTGAGCTAGTGGAGGACCGCCGCAAGATTCGTGCGAAGAAACTGGCTGAACAGTTTGAACCTTTCGTGAATGAGGCAGTGAAGTTCTACGCCGACCAGATGCGTCCTGCGTCTCAGCGTATCCTTGACGACCTTAAGTATACCAACTGGTCACGTGCGTTTGATTTCCATTCCTACGATTTTGCGAATATTCCTGGACAGGGAAACTGGTATATGCCACCAGATAAATGGGTTCGCGTATTTCACACTCACTACAGCAAATCGTATATGCTTGACCCACCAGGAACTATGATTGTTATCAACCACGAGTGTGCGAGTATGTGGTCCATTTGGAGACACACTGATTTCCGTAAGCGTCTTCTTGATGAGCTTGGACTTGACGCAAACAACTTTGAGTTCAAGATTGTTACGACAAATGCGGAGAATGGGAAGCTGTTCAATGATCCAGTTATCCCAGAGTATCGCAACCGCGTATATCTTGCGTATAGACAGAGACCCAAGAAGACCTTCACAAAATACGATCTCGATCCGTGTTCTGACAAGTAAATAACAACAAAAATCATCAATCTAGTACTTTTTCAGTTAAGCTCCAACTTCCGTCCTCATTTTGAGTACATCGACATTCAAACTCAGGACGCTGGGACCGCAGAAACTTTGAAGTTTTCAAGTCAGGGACTTTCAAGTATCCTTTTTGACCTTTGATTTCATAGCAATCAGGAATCGCCATTCTCTTTACTACAACTATATCCCCAACTTCTTCTGTAAAGCATCCTTTTGCCCCCATATCCGCAGAGTAATATTCCTTTCCGCGTATCTTCACGTTCTTCATTTCGGATTTATGGACCAGCTTCAATGTTCCAGGAACATGAAATACGAAATCAACTAAAAAATCTTTCAGCAAATCGTATCTCTGTTCAAAGTTTGAGCAGGCAAATAAGCAGTTAGAGTTCAGCATCCAAATATCGGAAACGATAAACTCTAAACTTGATACTTTTTCAACTCGCAAGAACGTATCGTTACAAATACGCTCATCTACGCAACAGGGAAGTTTCAAGCACTCCTGTGACGTCATAAAAACGCACACAGGAATGTTGTTTTCATACGTAAACACAATCCATCCAGATTTACCAGTTGTTTGAGGGACTGAAAATACATTAGGTTCCTGGGGGACGGGTTTCTTTAAGACCGTCCGGAAGCTCGGCGTCCAGTCGTACAGATGTTGAAGCCGCTGGGATACGTGGTTCATATTCAGGTAGTTGTACTTCTTGCGACTGCTGTGTGAAAGTCGGCGGAATCTTTGGTGGAAGAATAGCCGTTGGAGGCGGTCCTATCGGAAAAAGAGGCTCTGGTTGAGGAGCGAATAGCGGCGGAGGAGCAGCGTGTTGCTGGACTGGCACTTCACGATAAATGACCTTGGGTTCTGGAGGATACATTACACGGACTCCGACATACATTAGAACCTGTAATAGAGCCATAACACCAACTGTCGCAACTGCGACATACAAGACTTCAAGGAATATCATCTTTACTGAACCAAAAGGTTTCTAGATAAAGATTAAGACGCACTATGTCATCTGATACTACAAAACAAATCGTAGAAGAAGTTGTTAAAGATGTTGTGAAGGAGGTGGATGGGAAGGACTGTCTGTGTGGACTGTGGTCGCTACGTATCTCTCTGACCCCCAAGACCCCTGCTCCTGCCAAGACAGAGGCTTCTTTGAAAGAAGAGAGTACCGAATCTCCTCAAAATGCAGTGGTCGCGGTATAGCTCCATCCCAAGATTCAGACTGGTATTCCAGAACATTCGAGGCATCTGTAGTGAAAAATCTGTCTCGTTTTTGGAGTTGAGGGATATAGCACCATCCGTCGTGTGTCCAGATTCTTGTTACGTTTGTTGTGTTTTTAGAGATAGAGAGTAGTGGAGCTCCCCTTGTTACCTTCATTTGTATTCAATGCGGTGGCTGGAACTAAACCCAATGCGTGTCGAAGTTCAGGTGATGCGACAATACATTCGCACAGGATTTTGGTATCGTATGCGGATCCGTGTAGGCTTGATGTATCTGGCTTCTCGTGGAACACGTACTCATACAACTCGCTCAGCTTTGGCGACTTATATCCTCTCTTGAAAGGAGTCGTGTACGTGAATGGAAGCTTACAAATATTCCTGCCAAGGTTCATCGTACACCCTTTCAGCTTTTGGAATCCAGTGAAGTCTGGGCGATTTGTGTCCCATCGAATAGCGTTCACAATGACGTTCTCGTCAAAGTTCAAGTTGTGTGCGATCATCATATCGTAATCAATCTCAAGAAACCCTTTCATAATATCGCCCAAGTCAGCACCATACTTCTCTGCGAAATCCTGTGTGATTCCATGAATATTGATAGATTCTTGGGGAATAATCCAGCCATTCGGCTTGATGATATACGTCTTCTTCTCAAGAACCTTGTTTGTATCGCTCTCCATAACAATCCACGAAATGGACACAATATGTGGCCAGTTCTCGGCTTGGGTGAGTGCAGACACCATCTTGCGTGGAAGTCCAGTTGTTTCAGTATCAAGAATAAGGAGCTTCATGATTGTGTAGGTATCACAAATCTCGTCTAAATAAGTCCGTTTTCCGGATTAAGTTGAAAATGTCTTTTTCGTTTGAAGAATCGCAGTTATCCATTGAGGAATATTGGAAACAAGACTTTGGACAGTCATAACATCCTGTGGAACTTTTGCGTGAATATCCAGCGTCGTGCTTTCACATATAAACAACATCGCCGATTGTAGAAACACTAACCGATTCTTGAGAACCCCTGGATTCCAACGCAAACAATGGAGTTTGAAAAGAGAGTCAATGTATGGCTCCAAAAGTCCTGCTTGGGGCGAATGTTTTGCGGCGTCCAATACAGTTTCCCAAATAAGCCAAAGAATGTTATGTGAATACTGACCGTCCACAAATGGGTTTTGGCGACTGGAACATAATAGGTCTACCTTATTTTGTTTCTTGAACGAACTTGCGTATTTCAGCATCCACGCAGTCCAGTATAATGCTTTCGTTACATCTCGTGTTTCAGGACGTAAAGAGTATGTGAGTTCATTCAGCGGAACGTAAATTTCCAATGGATCATCTTTTAAACTCAAATGTCGTCCGTAGTTTGACGACGGAGATTTCAGAGATTCTTGGATAGTTAGAGGCTGAAAATCATGTTCGGGTTTGATTTTGGGAAGAGGCGGAAGTTTGTTCTTACGACATAATGCGACAGTGGATGCTACTTCACACACTAACGTCCTTACATCTGAGTTGTTACGAATACCAGTCATTCCAGCTGTAGAATACTGGCTTTCATATGTTGAAAACTTTTCGTATTTCTGTGTGAGAAACAGGAATACATTGGGGGCGGCTCGGTTAATATGTTTTGCCGCAGACTCAAACATAGTTTGCCACATAGAATGAACAAGCCCAGAACATAATAGTTCAAGAACCCAGTAGCAAGTATAATCTGCGTGTCCTAGTTTGATGTTCTCTTCAATCACTTTGTAGACGTGGGTGCGGAGGTGTCCTGAGAACGTGAACTTTTGGAAGTCGGCCACAGATCTAGGGTCGTGTACATCCATTGTCTAATATCTGGGAACTTGGCGGAACTATCTAACCGCACAGGCTCACCACGAGTGTGTAACACATACATGAACCCAGCCAATAGAACAAAAAACGCAGGTGTATGTCCCCAACTTCCCATACCGATATATACGCCAATCGTAATAACGACTGTGACTGTTAGTATTTGAAGCACGTTTCTGATTTTCTGTGCCTTCTCCAAATCCGTCTGCGTCGTTGCGATTTTTTCAGTTAGGGTTCGTATTTTGGCTCGCGTATTCCCCAGTTCGTCAGTAGAACTGTCCATCATATGCTTATACGTATTCGCACTATCCACGACTTCCTTTGCGTTCAACATTTCACCAGTTTCAGTCGTATACGTGCTTTTCAAATGAGATACAACGAGGTCTCGTTGGGCATCTACGCCTGGAAGCTTGTCGTAGTCTTTGGTAGTCCCTCCTTCTGGAGCCGCCGTCTTTAAAAGTATATTGACGGCATCTGTTACTTTTGCGTAGTCCATTATTAAATGACACGATAAAACCCAAGGGACCCACCACGTGCGTAAAACGGCATAATAGGACCGTCTGTGAATCCTCGCGTCTTCATTCCGTCACGAATCTGGGAATACACTGAACCAAACGGAAGGTTTCCACTGATGGTTCCAGTTGTCAGATTAGTATTGAAAATTCCATAGTAAGATGTGGTTACAGTCACAGTGTTAGCAGTACATGCGATAATCGCAAAGGTTCCATTATAGCGAGACGATAGTGGTGTAAATACTGCGGCAGCTCCTGAGCCCGATCCTACTACTCCAAGAGCCTGATACGAAAGAGCTCCAGTTGTAGCATCCACAGTCGTTAATCGGAAGGTTCCATTTAGACCAGAAGTGTTGTCCGCACCTATGCCAGAAACTGTAACGGAGTCGCCTACAGCAAACAGATTCGGAGAGTTAGTTCCAAATGTGTGAGTCACAATATTCACACTTAGAGTAGCACTTCCAGTTGCTGGAGTCACTAGTGTAAAAGCAGTTCTTGCTCCAGTAGCCATAGTGTAAGGTTGGGCGGTGAGTATCAGACCAGTAGGATCAATTGCGTTAATATAATAATGAGTGCCATTCACTAGTCCAAAGTAGTTTCCAGCACCTCCGGTAACCGTAACAACGCTACCAACAGCAATAACCGCACTATTTGAAAACGCAGCAGCGATATTAATCACTGCGTTAACAACACCGTTCAGGGTGATTGTAGTCGTAGCAGCACTAACAGTTGCTGTAGAAGCAACATAGCCGATAGTATCGGTCGCTGTAGCCAATGACGCTACAGCTAATGCTCCAGTATTTCCACTCACAGTCACAGCCTCTCCAACAACAAATGGAGGAGACGATTGAGTCCCGAAAGTGTATGTCAAACTATTCGTCGCGCCAGATGAGGGTCCAGCAGTTATAGGAAACGAAACTCCAGTGCGCACAGTTGGTTCTGTGCGGAGTTCGCTGACAATCGCTTGTTCGCGCTTCATGCGAGTAATCATAGAGGCATCCACGCCACCACCACTCTTTTTATTCTTTGGAAGATTAGCAGGATCTCCCCGATTAGGCAAAGACATAATATTCGGCATTTATTCTATCTAAACAAAATGTAATGAACCCTACAGACTTTAAAGTAGCTCGTGAGCAAAGATTGAAGATTTTTGAAGAGAAGTATGCCTCTCTAAAGCAGGTATATTCCGATGCTTTACAGAAGTCTATTTCTGAGACCGACAGGTCGAAGCAGTGTGTGCTGATTAAGAAAGCTCTGGAAATAAACCAAAAACTCACTGCACTCGTCCAAGAGTTTCTAGTTGGAACTGACGGAGGAAACTGTAAGGTAACTCCTGACCGTATTCGTCAACTTCGACAGGACATGGAGACATACAAAACCCAATACGCAGAAATCCAGCAAGGTCGTGATCGTATTCACGCACTCCAAAAATCACTGTATGAACTTGAAGAAAAAGTTCAGGTTGTTCGTGGTGTTGATTTTATGTTTATGTGTCTTCTTGCGTTTGGGGTGATTCTATTGGTTCTATTGATGTTTCACTCAGGCATCAGCAGCGCTTTCAACACATACGCGGTATCGCCTGTTCTCGCCGGAAGCCCCGCAAAGTCCAGTTACTTCTAGAACATCGCCTGGTCGCGCTCCAATCCATTTTGCCATTGGGTCTTGAGAGTCAATGCGAGGAAACAACGATGACGACTCCGCGTGATACTGCTTCAAAACGGCGTCAAGCTCGTTCTTCATAAGAATGCGATGCTTGGGGACCTTGCGATGCGCGGAAATATCAAACTGTAAGTGTCGTAGCTCAAACATCTGGACAAGTGGATGTTCGAGGTCTGCCACATATCTCCGAACACTCGTCAATACGGAGTCAGACGGCTTTGAATCGCTCACAATAATCATACCGTTCGTGTACCCATTCGTAGTCGCAAAATCAACGAAGTGTCCAAACTCTCGCTCCGTCACACGCGACTTCTCGCTGAACACAATCAATACGCCTCCGTATACGAACATATGTGTTTCTTCCAGCGACTGTCCAAGCCTATCAAAGGTTGAATCTGCCACGCCCCTATTCTTCAAGATGATTTTCAAAGTTTCAAGCGCTCGTGCCTCCATTCTTGTGTATTTCACAGAATATGAAAACGCAATTCGTTTTTCATAGCATAAGTTAAATATGTGGACCGTTCTTATTCCTGCTGTCGCAATTCTCCTGATTTTGTGGTTTACGATTTCACGAACAACGTCTGCTCCCTCCAAGGAACAGCGTATGAACCAAATGGATGAGGTGTCTGCGTCCTCGTATGAACAAACTACGAACCATATTCAATCCTCAAAGGTAGATATGGGACCCATTTCTGGGTTTGAATCTCCTTTCCGTGTCAATCTATACCAAGCATATATTCAGTAATCAGCTTACACTTATCGAAGCCATAAAATCTAAATGAGATTTCACTCTCTTTCTTTGCCACACACGATTACCCGTACGGATTATTCTGCGTGTGCGTTCACTATGAAGGTCTTAAAGTTTTGCAAGATGATGTTGGCGCGAGGACATACTGTCTACCATTATGGTCATAAGGATTCGGTCGTTGAATGTACTGAACACGTCCCGGTAACATTTGATGAAGATTTGGAGAAAGCGTATGGAAACCACGATTGGAGAAAGAGCTTTTTTAAGCATAGCACTGATGATCATGCTCATCAGATGTTTAATCAACGTGCCATTATTGAAGTTGGAAAGCGTAAACAGCCACGCGATTTCCTTCTTTGTTTTTGGGGATATGGACACGAACCTACCGCGAAAGCTCATCCTGAACTTATAGCGATTGAGCCTGGTATTGGGTGTCCTAATAAGCCATTTACTGCTCATTCTATTTACGAGTCGTATGCAGTTATGAATCAGGTGTACGGAAAATGCGATAGATGGCCACACTGGTATGATTCCGTTATTCCAAACTACTTTGATCCAACAGATTTTGAATACAACGAAACTCCTAAGGACTATTTTTTGTGTGTAGGACGCATCATTGATTCAAAGGGGATCGGTATCGCGATTGAAGTAACAAAGCGAATGGGTGTAAAGCTTCTTGTGGCAGGACAAGGTGATTTGACAGCTATATGTAACCCTATTCCAGATCACGTAACCCAAATCGGATATATTGAACCAAAAGCAAGATGCGAACTTATGCGAAACGCGAGGGGACTGTTTGCACCTACACATTATAACGAACCTTTTGGAGGAGTTACGATTGAAGCTATGTTTTGCGGAACCCCTACTATTACTTCCGATTGGGGCGGATTTGCGGAGAATAATCTTCACGGCATCACAGGATACCGCTGTCGCACAATTGAGCAGTTTGTATGGGCTGGAAGAAATATTGATAAGATTTCTCGTAAGGCGTGTAGAGATTGGGCAATCAATAACTTTTCATTGGAGCGTGTTGCCCTGATGTACGAGGAGTATTTTAACACACTTATCAAGGTATTTGATGGATCTAGCGGCTTCTATGCTACAAACGATGAACGTGCTGAACTTGATTGGTTGAAGAGGACGTATCCTACAACCAGTTAAATCCTTGAAACATTGTAATAGGATAGAACAATGCCAGGCGGTCTTTTACAACTTGTTGGCAAAGGTGCGCAAGACCAGCTAGTTACAGGTAATCCATCATTTACCCATTTTCGGTCTGTCTATAAACGTCACACGGATTTTGCGATGGAGCATTTTCGGCTCTACTTCAAGACGAGTATTTTATCGTATCCTATGAGCGGAACTCTTCGGCTTCGGACAAAGGTTGAACGATATGCCCAGCTTTTGAACGATTGTTACCTGAGCATTGATTTGCCGAATATATACTCGCCAGTTGTTCCTGTGAGTGGATTTCCAACAACAGGGACAGAATCAATCAATGCTACTTCTAATGCGATAGGCTACGAGTTCCAGTGGATTCGTAATATTGGATACAATATGATTCATCACGTATCTATATTGGTCAATGGTCAGGAGATTGTGAGACATACTGGTGAATGGATGAAGTTGTATGCGAATATGACCTTCGACGCGAATAAGCGTGCGATTCTGGATAGAATGGTAGGTAATGTTCCTGAACTATACGACCCTGCGAACGCTCAGGGAAGATTAAATCAGTATCCGCATTCAATCACAAGTTCAGACCAAAATGCCGAACCGTCTATCCCTGGACGCACATTACTTATTCCTCTTCATTTCTGGTTTTGTGAAACAGTTGGTCAGGCACTTCCAATGGTAGCTCTACAACAGTCAGAAGTTGAAATTGTCGTTGAACTGTATAATGCGTATAACCTTTTTACGGTAAGAGATGTTCGTCAGCGATTAACAAATACGGCGTCGAATCCATTATTTGGAAATCGTATTGCTCCAGACGCTTCGAACGTTAACTTTGGAATGAGTCACTTTCTGTCTCCTCCGATATATGACTCGACTTCCAATGTAGTGCCAGATTTGAGAACGTGGAACTTCAATCCATTTTTGGAATGTAACTATATCTTCCTGAGCGATACCGAACTTGCGTATGTAGCACGAAATGAACATTCATTCATGATTTCGCAGATAGATATGGTGCAGGCAGACAATCAGTATGGTCCATCGAACGATTTGGAGCTTACAATGAAGAACCTTGTATCTCGTATCATATGGGTGTTCCAACGAAGCGATCTCAAAGATAAGAACGTTCCAGACAACTACACGAACTGGGTAGACCCATACCGTTCTCCGTTTGAAAGCAGTAATTTGGGATGGTATACATCTGGAACAATGCAGGACACGAACGTATCTCAAAAGGATATTCTAATTGAGTCAACCTTGATGTTAGATGGTCAGGAACGGTTCGCACCGAAACAGACTTTGTTCTTCTCAGGGCTTGAGATGTACCGTCATCAAACTGGAAATCCGATTTCAGGGATATACGAATACTCGTTCGCGCTCAATAACGACCCTACACAGCCCAGTGGATCTATTAATGGTTCTATGTTCAACAAAACCCTTTTACGCAATACTCTAATCACGCCGCCAGGAACTACGAATGGAATTCCAGCAAATGGTCCTGCGGTTGTATGTATCCTCAAATCCACAGCAGCTTCAAAGAATCCACTAATTATCAGAAATCCAAATGCGATTGACCCAAATACTGGTAAACCTATGTATGGACCAGAAGATGTGATCACAATCGTGTCAAAGACCGATGGAACTCCGCTAGCTACATATGAATACACGTATACTGTTCGAGCATATGTCCAATCTTATAACTTTCTCCGAATCGTTGGAGGAATTGGAAATGTCGTGTTCTCTTCATAATAAGGAGAATGGCTGGACTTGAAATTTTGGATGCCAAGTATGGAGCTGTCGGAAGCACAAAAGATAAAATAAGTGTGACCGAGAATGTTAAGCAAAAAATATCCACCGATAAGCAGGGTATTTCGTTCACGGTCAGTACAACTAATTTAAGCGTTAAAGACCCATCGCCTGGAAGTCCAAAGGAACTGGTCATCAACTATGCTCTGAATGGGGTAGAACATACCGAAACAATCAGAGACGGAAACACATTCGCAGCAAAACTCCCAGAACCAGTCCCAACGACTCCTACAGGCTATATGCTGATGCTATACGGTTCTATATTTAAGAATATCGTGTCTGCGACTGCCCTGTTCATTAATGTTGCTGGAATCACGATGGCATACAATCTTGGATGGTATTATGGTTATGGGATTATGTGGGTGTTAATGTCAATCATTTTTCCATTCGCACCGTTTTGGCTAATACCTACGATCATTATTGTAGCAAGAGCATTCCAAGGTGCTGATTTTATAAGCCCTTATTGAAAAAGTACTAGATGTTGATATTTGTATATATGTTTAGATGGTCATGTTCTTGAACTGTCCAAGTCCAACGAATCCAGCGAATACATCGCCATCATCGCTCGGTATATATATGCGTCTGGTGATAGTTCCAACCGCATACGTCTTGTCATTGAACTCTGCGTCCTCGGCGTCTTCATCTGTCTCAGATGGACCAGTAATGAACCGTTTATTTGCGAAATCCCAGAAAATACCAGGACCGTATCCGTCCACAATATGTTTGAGCAGAAGAATATCCTTAAGCTCAAGTGTAACAATACCGTTCTCGACAGGACCCGCTGTTGGTTTGGTTATCATATGAATATAATCTGTCATATGCTCGCCGATTGTTTTCACGATGTAATCATCACGAGTAAGTTCGTTAATGTATTTCACGAAATCCTTGCGATTTGCGTCTGTCATATTAGAACCAACTTCCTCGAATAATGACTTCAGTTTATCCGCGAACGACTTTGATAGCTTTGAAATACGCTTTGTCTTAGTTTCTTCTTCTACAGTATCTTCTGGAATAGGGTGTGGAGGTGTCTCAGCGACAGGTTCAGGCGCAGGAACAGGAGTGGATTTCCTCGCACGACGCTTTGGCTTTCCAGAATCATCAAGACGTTCTTGTTGTGATTCAAGCCTTGCTTTTAGTTCATCCATTTGAGCATTTGCTTTCTCAAGATTACGGACTTTACGTCCATCAATCCTTTCTTGAAGATCAACAATCTTTGATTCGGTAGTCTCAATAGCCTTCTTCGCACGGGCATACGCAGGCGACGCCTCCTTTTGGATATTAATCACATACTCAAGTGCTTCCTTTGCGTCAAAGTTATAGTTCTCGGCGAGAGTATTCACGACAAACTGAATCTTATCCATTCTCAGGTTGTAGTGTTTTGTGTGCTATTTAAACAGTTATCGTTTTTCGATCCGTTTTCCGGAAAATTATGATTTATTGATTTGACGCAGAAGTCCAGTTGTCAAAACATCGCGAACTGGAGGGCGAGAAATAATACTCATTCTTTCAACTTGCGGAACTCCAGTCGTCGTATCGTTCTTATACATATTCGTATTTGCTCGTTGACGCAAATACTTCGTGTACGTTGACGAATCTAAAGGTCCTTTTGGGTTGAACATCTTGTTTTAAAGGAAGTTTAAAAAGCAGGCGCTCCCACGAACATTTCTTGGACATCAGGAATCTCTACTGCCGCAACTGTTTCCTTCACTCCATCTGTCGTTGCCGCAAAAACAACTCCAGCAGAAATGATGCCCCCAAAAATAGATAGCTTGAGTGCGTGTTCCCACACAATCGGCTCAGACTTTGAACGGCGTTCCAGCGCATACAGAATGAATGACACGAGGGCGACACTGAGTGCGGCTATAACTATCATCATTCTCTTTGTTCGGCGTTCAAATAAAACTTACAGATTTAGAACGAACTCCGACTTCGCATTTCCTTCAATCTCCTTCATTGGGTCTACTTCCTCCTCCTCCTTTGCCTTCGGCTCTTCCTCAATATCCAGACTCTCAAAATCGATACTTGCGTCGTCCTGACTGACAGTGAGTGGCGGACGCTCATTCTCTTCGTCTTCATCCTCATCTTCACTTTCTTCATCAAACACGACACGACGCTTAGGCTCTTCTGCTTGTGGTTCAGGAACAGTAGAAGCAACCTCTGTGGACGTTGCGGAAAACTGTTTGGCGATAGACTGCCACGGCAAGAATGACCGAATCACCTGTTCCAAACACTCGTTAATAATCTTCTCAATCTCCTGACGGTTTCGTGCCTGTTGTTCGGAGGTCGTTCCAACAGTCTTGAAAAGGTATGCTACCTGCCAGATCTTTCTCGCAGAACTGATATACAGTGCGTGAATGAACTTTTCCATCGTGGGGCGGTCAAAATCAATATCCACGTGCGACGACGAACCCCTGTAATGAATTGATGCGAATGACTTCATGTAAGAGATGAATACACCCATCAGTAAATCATCTAAAAATGAACACTTTGATGCCTTCTCAATTCTTTCGACTTCGGTAGCAAGTGTAGTGTCCGACCACTCAGGAATCTTTGTTAACAGATTTTGAAACGTTCGTAGAATCTGGTCTAGCTGTCCATTACGTTCACACAGTTCCTTGGAAGTCTTGTAGACGCTCCAGAATCCATCGGAGACTGCTGGAACAATCAGGGTGGCTAGATGGTCACGCAAATGAGATTTTGCAAAATCCGTGTCGCTCATTTGTTCAAGGACATCGCAAGTTTATTGGATTTAAGAACGCAACGAATACTAATATAAAATGTATACCCCAAAGTCTGTTTTAGTGACTGGATGTTGTGGATTTATTGGTTCGAATGTGCTTACGTATTTACTCAAAACGTATCCGCAATGTGAATTTGTGAACATCGATAAACTAGATTACTGTTCCAGTTCGAAAAATGTGGAATACGCTTCTGACTCAAAATATACATTTTATAAATGCGATATTCGGAACTCGGAAATGGTGAGAATGATATTAAAGCTTCATCGTATTGATACAGTCATACATTTTGCCGCACAAACACACGTTGATAACTCTTTTGGAAACTCTATTCAGTTTACATTGGACAACGTTCTTGGAACACATACATTATTGGAGTGCTGTAAAGAGTATGGAAATATTAAAAGATTCGTACATATTAGCACCGATGAAGTGTACGGCGAAGTTGGATTCGATGACATTGAATGTACCGAAACAAAGATACTGACTCCAACAAATCCATATGCGGCTTCAAAGGCAGGTGCCGAACATTTGGTGTTTTCGTATTACCATTCTTTCAAGCTACCAGTCATTGTAGTCCGTGGAAATAACGTGTATGGACCAAAACAGTATCCAGAGAAACTCATTCCTAGGTTCACAAAACTTCTTTTGGAAAACAAGAAATGTACGATTCATGGAAAAGGAGAAACGCGTAGAAATTTCATTCACGTGTATGATGTTGGAACAGCAATTGAATCCATTCTTATGAAGGGAGTTACTGGAGAGATTTACAATATTGGTTCAAAGAATGAGTTTAGCGTTATCGATATTACGAAGAAGCTAGTGAAAATGTTGAAAAACACAGATACGATTGAAGACTACGTTGAGTTCGTAGAAGATAGATGTTTCAATGATTTGCGATATAGCATTTCTAACAAGAAACTGAAAGACCTAGGATGGAACGAAAGTGTTGATTTTGAAGATGGGTTCGTATCAACTGTTCAATGGTATATTGACAACATACAGGATTACTGGACTTAAATAACTAAATCATACTGAACTGGCTGTGTTCCTGAAACACCAAACATAGGCGTAATGTGTTGTAGTTCACTACGAGGAACTGCGGTGTCTTTACAGAATCTCGCAATTGCCTTGTATAAATCAAATCCGTGGTATCTGTCGTGAGAAGGGTGTGTCTTTCCAAACAGAATAGAGGTTCCGTCTTCAAGTGTAAGCCATCGAATTAACGTCTTAAATATCGGGTTTGAACTGTATCCACCAAAGGCTGGTCCTTCAGGAAACAGGTCCCAGAAAAGAGATGTAGCAAGACGCACTAAATCAAAGGACGGATTGGGTTTTACAGTCTCAACTCCAGCAACATAAAAGGGTTCTACATTATACTGCCCTCCAGCTTCTTCTTCAACTGAAAAATGATCACTCATAAAAAACTTAGGGTTGTTCATTCCAGAAATACGGACAGACCCTGCTCCTCTTTCGAAATCAATGATTTTGAGTAGGTATCCGTGCGTCGGAACCTTGAAACTCTGTCCATCGACTTTATAGTTCAAGAACTCTTTGTCAGTCTTCACATACATAATGTTGTTCGAATGAAGATCGTTATGTGTGAACCCAAACGTCCGTTGTGCGAACGTAAGAGCAAACAGAATCTGTGCTAGCCACGCAATGTGTTTTGTTGTTTCAGGCTCTAAGCACATTAAATCATACAATGTTCCTTCGCATTTTTCCATAACCGTCAGTTGCACAGGAACATTTGACATAGTTGCCCACGCAAATGCCTCTCCGTCCTCCTCTTCGTCATCGTCAAAATCTTCACAATCGCACGATTGAACGCCGAATACGTAGGAAGTAGATACACTTGAACAATCCGATTCAGAATCACATCCCAAATCATCATCTTCAAACATTGGGTCCATATTGGGGATTTCAATATTTCCGTCAACATCCATTCCTGGCAAATCTTCCACTTCGCCCAATGATATTTCATCGGACACTAGAAGTCTGGAGCGCGCACTTCGAGTATGCTGGAAATCCGAATGAGAACTTACGCTTTCTCCCAATGTAAGTTCAAATGTACTTCCTAGATTCTGACTAAACCAAGGTTTTTCCACAATATCAGGGTAATCATCAGAAATATCTATCTTGTGTTTCCTTGCAATGCCAGTATAGACACCATATACTTTCGGAAAATGAATACATCCGCTCTGCGAAAACAAAGCAGAAAAAAGGCTTCCGACATATGCTGCGTTGTGTGGCGACTGGACCCTTTTCATTAAAACAGCTGCTCTTTCTTGAATCGTCGGAAGACCTAAAGACCCTCCATACTCGCCTTTCATCCATCGAAATGGATTCACAAGCATAGTCTGTTTAATGTGAATATCCTTGCGTTCTCCCAGAGATGTCGTAATAGAAGTCTTGCTCTGAATAGACTGAACAGTTTCGTCTAGTTTTAGTCCATGTTCGCGAACAGATTCTACATTTTCCATCTTGAACATCGTTTCTAAAGAAGGGAAAAATGGTTGAATACTTTGGACTCCCCAATGTTCATCCGATGCTGGTTGAATAGTCTTTATATCACGATACCGCTGGACTTGAAAAGGAACCGAAACACTTTTCAATTCTCCACTTGGCTTTTTCTTCCCCATTCTTGTGTTTCGTGTATAAATCAAAACCGAAATCTTCACGCATTTAAGTAAGATGTCTATGAATTTCCAAATAAAGAAATTCAATATTGAGAATATTCGCGAAAGATGCGACATTGATTCTCATAAATCGCCCATGATTGTCTTGATTGGAAAGAAGGATACTGGAAAGTCTTTCTTGGTTCGTGATATTTTGGCAAACACTCAGTCGTGTTTTCCTGTTGGAACTGTGATTTCAGGCACCGAGGTCGCCAATCCCTTTTTCCAAGATATGGTTCCTTCCAAGTTGATTCACGACAAGTATAAGCCTGATATCGTAATGAATGCTATTAAGCGTCAAATGGCAGTTAAACAGGCACGAGAACATGAAAAGAAAAGAAGTGGTGGAAACTCTGGAATGGACCCTCGTGCTTTCTTGATATTGGACGACTGCTTATACGATAAGACCTGGATTAATGAAGAATCCACGCGTTACGTATTTATGAACGGTCGTCATATTGATATGGTGACTTTGATTACGATGCAGTACCCATTGGGTGTTTCCCCAAATCTTCGTACCAACATTGATTTTGTGTTTATTTTGCGTGAGAACAACATTAGTAATCGTAAGCGTATTTACGACAACTACGCTGGTATGTTTCCCACGTTTGAAATGTTTTGTCAGTTTATGGACCAATGTACCGAAAACTACGAATGTCTCGTCATTTGTAACGGCGTTCAGTCCAATAAACTAGAAGACCAAGTGTTTTGGTATAAGGCAACTGCTCATCCTCCATTTAGAATGTGCGACGACTCCTTATGGGCAGATAATAAGCCGTTTTCAAGCACATTACTGTCTGCGGACGAATATACGGACGGATCAATGAAGAAAAAGAACGCTGGTCCTTGGGTCAATGTAAAGAAGATGGGTTAATGACGACGAGTTGCCTTGCGTCCCTTACGACCCCGACGAGTCTTACGACGTCCCTGTCCAAAACTAGGGCGTTCTAACGAAAAAGATGGTGGAGCGATACTTGTTGTGCCCATCATTGCCGCAAGTGCGTCTAGTTCTGGGTCAGATGCTTGTTTCATAGCCGCGGATGCCGCTGCAGAACTCGCATAGACTGGCACCGAGCCAGTTAGTGATGTGGATGACCCAAACATCGATGTTAAATCAGCCATTGACATAATCTCCACCGTTTTGTTATAAATATCGCCTCCGCGAGTTGTACGCGCAAATGTGTATCCATTTGGCGCAGGACTTCCCTTCGGCACTTTTAATACTTTCACAGCAACTGGCATTTATGTTTTCTACAGAATTTAAAGCTCACGCACACCACCCTCGGAAGGGTGGACTGGGGTCTCAATACTGTCCTGTAGAGTTTGAGAGTCCGTAAGACCAGCATCTGCCTGGGCGTCGTGTAGAGCCATCTTGCGACGCGTCTCGTCCTCCTCACGCTGCTTACGAATCTTCTCGCTCTTCTCCTCCTCGAAGAAGATCTCCTTGTTCACCTCGTTCTCCTTATACTTCCTCATCAGCTCGTTCAGCTCCTTCTCGGCATACTCCACCTCAGGCATCATATGCTCAGAAGGGTCCCAAGGTAGCCACGCACCAACCTTGCCGACATACAGATTGTCACGAGGGTAGCGACGCTGAAGAACGCGAGCAAACGTCTGTGCCTCCTCGAGATTCGCAAAAATACGACGGACCTTCACGCCACGCACATTGGTGCGGAACTCATTCTTCTCAGTGAACTCATTCTCCAGCTCCTTCTCCTTCTTAAGCAGAAAGACCTGGTGTTGCTCGTGAATATCCGTCTTCGCAATATCCTCATTGTGGATCTTCGTGAATGCCTGCATATCGAGCATAAGATCCTCCACCTTTAGGGAATACTTCTGGGCGATGTAAGCGTTATACTTCTCCATCCCCTTGATCTTCCAATCATACTCCAGCCACTCTACGAACTTCTTGTTAAAAAACTCGGTCTTCTGCTCAATCACCTTCTCAGGCGAAATGAAGGAAATGATACAGTAACGCTGCGTCGGCACCTCGGGGTCCTCCTCGAGGTAATCAATCGGCATTCCGTCATCTTCAATCTTAGGTAGGGTCTCACGAGGCATTTATTTATAGATGAGTCAATCTATGAAAATCAGTTATTTAACGACGCTTGTGAGTCATCTTGGATTTATGCGAACTCGGGATTCCACTTGCTGATGCGTCCCTTCTTGAACACGGACTCCAAATATTCGTCCTTCTTATCCCTGCGCATCCTCGCGTCGCCGAAGTCAATGACCCAGACACGTCCATCCACCTCCACGAAGTTGCGAGGCCAGATGTCCAGATACTCAATGCCGCAGATGTGATAGAGGATCCAGACGAGGCTAAACATCCCACCAACAACCCTCGCAGGGATTTCGTCGATGTCGTTGCCGTACATATCGCCCACATTCATCTCCTTCAGCTTCACCATCTCAATGAAGGTCTTGTTGTCCGTCTTCAGGATTTTTGGAGCCAGTCCGTGCCTTGCCGCAATCTTCTGGAGCCGAACCTCGTTCCTGATATACGCGGGCTTCTTTGTCGCGAACTCCTTGCGATAGACGGACATTTGATGCCTTACAGAGACCTGGGTTATTATGATTAGTTTTCCGGATCAGCCATTGTGTTCATATCTCATATATCAAACACCTGTGGAGGTTTGAGCAGTCACAGGTTGTGTAGGCACTGGCTCAACTTCACTCACTGGCGGAGGCACTGAGACAGACCCCATTCCTGGCGGAGGCACTGAGACAGACCCCATTCCTGGCGGAGGCACTGAGACAGACGCTGTTCCTGGCGGAGGCACTGAGACAGACGCCGTTTCTGGCGGAGGCACTAAGACAGACGCCGTTTCTGGCGGAGGCACTAAGACAGACGCCGTTTCTGGCGGGGCATTCTTTAGATTCCAACGAATACGAGATACAAAGATATAACTATCCAAAATGTGTGTATTTAAATCATTAAGGTCTCTTGACATAGACACTAAGTGAACAACAACTGGGTTCTTGTGAGTGAAATAAATAGGAGCATTCGTATCAATTTGGATTCTGTTTATAATACCTGTCGCTCCGACCGTAGCAGTATTTGTACACCGAATATCTGTTTCTATATCGCCAAAAGGTTCATTATCTTCCCCAAGTTGGACATTCATTCCGTGCTGAAGGTGTGCCAATATTTGAGGAATCGTTGCAGATGTGGGAAGGTGGGCTACGCCGTCTGCGGATGGCAATATAGCCTCCGCCTTTGCCTTCTCAATATTTTCAGAAACAACTTGGTTATAGGAACCATACTTATCCTTGTAATCTACAACCTTGAAACGAGGAGACCCTGAATGCGTTTTGTCCGTCGCAGTTCTTAAGTATCTCAAATAAGGTCCAAAAGATGAAACCATATTTGCGTTCGGGAAAAATATAAACTCATAGAAAACTCCGCCGTCGTAACTACAATCTAGAGCATTTGTAATCTTTTCTTCATATCCTTGCGGTTCGCGACTTGATAATCCTCCAGTGGCTGTGTCTTCGCTTGTTAGACACGCAGGATGCTCAATAATAGGGTCGCAATACTTAGAAATCTTCTTTAGGTCAGCCTTGTTCATGTAATCATTCGTTAGCCATAAGTATTCAATAGGAAGTTGAATAATGGATGATTTCGTTGCCCAGTTATTCAACGTCAGAACCATTGAAAAAATACGATCATCGGCTTTACCTTCACTTATTGGAAGACTTGATTCTGCGTCCCATTCCTGTAGCAGTTTGCGGGCAGATGTAGTATTCCCGAAAAACATTGTTCCGCCAGATGTTTCTATGAGATACGGATCAAAACATATTTCTTCCATCGTTCCGTCTACCTTGAAATCTCTCGCAGACCGAGGGTCCATATTCCACCCTCGGGCCATGAAATCAACATTCCCAATATCAAATATTTTGGGATACTTATTGACGAACATATCGCCGTCAATATACAGAACGGAGCGTCCCTTACACGCGTCCAGTGCCTTCTCAATGAAATACGGCTTTGCGTTAATTGCCTTTTGGTAATCTTTACGCTCAAACTCGTAGTTCATAGCCATATAGTTACATCCTATTTTGGCATGATGGTCTTCCCACATCTTAATCATTTCCTCAAACTTGATTGGACGACGCCCTTCTCCATTTTCGTGCTTAGATGCGGTAACTTTATTCACCCACGCATTCATCTTGGAACGCATATTTTGTCGCCCAAGAATTTCTTGAACCATACGACTCATATTGCCTTGGGCAATCTTCTTCGCCTGAATTAATGTAGTATCGGTTGGGTTTTGCGTAAGAGCATTCTTTGCGTTTGTGAATATCGTTTTGAGTTCTTCAAGTTCAGGGAAATCTTCTTCTTGATTTTCCTCTAAAAGTTCCTCCTCAAGAGACTCAACATATTCATCTTGCAGTTCAGAAATACATGGAATCTGTGTGTTCTTATTATCGTTGCCTTGTCCCCACCAGTATGTTACAACCACAAATGTTGAGTCAGGGTTTACAATCGTTGGGGTCATTGGCTTGGAATCAATAAGTGCCTTCAAATCCTCGCGTAATCCGCCACGCATTGGGGTCTTAGGACGAGACCGATAAGTCTTACGCCTATTCTTCAATTTACGAGGAGTTCGTAGAGACGGCATATTGTCCTTTATCTTTAATATTTTCTCTCAAAAAGACTATAAAATGCCTGAACAAAAGTCCGCTGCTCCTGGTGTTGATGTTAGTGATTTAGTGATGCGTCTGGTGAAGTATGCGCTGGAAGGTCTTGCGGTCGCTGTTGCGGCGTACCTCCTCCCTGGGAAGGTTCTCAAGCTGTCTGAGATTGGAATGATCGCACTGGTCGCCCTCGCCACTTTCGCCATTCTGGACATCTATGCGCCAAGTGTTGGTGCGTCTGCTCGCACTGGTGCTGGTTTCGGTATTGGCGCGAACCTCGTCGGCTTCCCTCGTCTATAAAACGGAAGCCTTTTTCACAAGCCACTCATAGCTTAAGCAATGGACGCCGTTCGGTATAATGGCGTGTGGCACAAAATCGTCGCAAAACCATACGAGCCTGAACGTCAAACAACTGAAATCGCATGGAGTATGTTAAAGACCCCAAAACTAACCCCTTTATCAGCATACAGAACTTGGTATGCCGATGAGCAAAGAAAGGCGAAAGTTTTATACCCCTCTTTTCGTAAAGATGGAACTTGAGATTCTATTCGTTTTACTAGGATGGCTCACGGTCTTCCTAATAGCATACACAGTATACATAAACTTAACGCTCTCTTTCTTGGATATCGATGTGTCCGTTGAAACAAAGCTAGATTTGAAGAACCCTAGATTTTTGTTCTTCTATGCCCCTTGGTGTCCTTGGTCAAAGAAGGCAAAGAAACATTGGGACGCATTCCGTCAGGAACTCGAGCGTTACCCTGTAACATTCGGAGGGCAACAAGTTACATTGGAAGATATTGA